ATATATGGATCGTGTATCAACAATTATCGCAGCAATTTGCAGCCACATTGTATAAGAAGAAAGAACCACAACCAAATCATAACGGTCTTATCCGAAACGAGCAAAAATTAATTGTGCCATCAGCTGTGGTAGCACCGTCATCGGTTGCAGCTGTGGCAGCACCATCCGCCATTGCAGCATCGTCGGTTGCAGCTGTGGCAGCACCATCGTCAGTTGCAGCGGTTGCAGCATCGTCTTCCGTCACCGATAGTGCAGTAAAGAAAAACTCAGGACCACGTGTGGCACCGCAAGTAGCACAGCAAGTAGCACCAGTAGTACACGCAGCATCTTCTAAAACTGAAAGTAGTCCTATAACATATCAAACGGTTAGATCACATCCGCGTAGCACGCCCAAAACTCCAAAAGACATTGCTGAACTGTATAAAAAACTTCGTAATGCATATACGGATGAACAGACCGATGAGATGTATCGTAACGCATCATGTGTAACAGAACCCAATTTGTCAACAATTTATGGTGCTCTTATCAATATGGAAGAGGTGTTGAAGCGTATACAGAACAATCAATCGTAATAACAAAAAAATTGATACATTCCTATTTATTTTTTTAGTATATCATGAAGCATTCACGCTGCACCACAGAGAACATCGTAATTATCACGATCGTCTCTATCCTTCTTTGTGCATGCCTATTCTTTATCATTTATGAGAGTTATGCACCCCCTTCTTATCATTCTTTGAATTCAACGATTGTTGCACAGTCAGCGATGGCATCTAAGATTCAAGCCGTGTCCACTGTACCATCTAAGGTTACTACACGGTCATCAGAATTTACACCGATTGTTGTTCTACCGATATCGACCCACCCAGTAGCTAGAACACATGCACCACTACATAGGATATTGCAAAATAGAAAGACAATTGTATCTAAGAAAAAAAAATCTAAGCGTACAACACTTCATTGGGTAAAGTTTCTAAAGAGACATTCAAAGAATCAAAGAACAACCCCTCGTATTGACCTTCATAGAGTACATGTACCGAAGAGCACAAAAAAACACTACACCTTCCACTGGGTTGAGAAGAGATCTATCCGCTTGATTCCAGAAATAAAAGTATTACACAATGTTAAAGAATATCCACCCCATAAGAAGTAATGACGGATAATATGGAAAAAAACTTAGACATGTTGATGAAAACGGTGTCCGATAAGAAACCTCTTGCTCAATTTATTAAACCGTATCTTGATAAAAGCACAAATATGTATTTTCGTTTATTTTATAATTATCTAAAACAAGAAGAAAAATACAGTACATTGTTTACTCTGTTAGTTAAGAAAATTGTAAAAGAATCCAAAAAAGATGAGCACCTTTTATTGGCAATTTCAATGATGTTAAAGAAGTATGTATAGAGATCGTGTGTATAAAATTGACGAAATCACATGGATAGATGAACGGCATAGGCATGTTTCATATTCTTTCCACGTTATTTGTAATTGCTTCGACGTATGCGTATCAACAAGATCTCGCGAAACTCCCCAATGGAAAATCGTATGGACTAACACTGGGTCATCCAGGCGGAGCAACAAAACGCGTCACCTCTATCGCATCCACTTTCTACAAAGCAGGCCAACAATGGTCGAAAGCATTCTGTATGGCTGATGCAGATGGAGATGGTCAATCAAATGGATTGGAAATGGGCGATCCATGCTGCAAATGGACGGTAGGACAAACGCCTCAATTCATAACGGGTCTATCGGATCCCAACTCAGCCGCATCAACCACCCTAAACAAGATGCCTCCGTGTATCATGTCATATGCGAATGTAAAGTTGCAGTGCACAGTATGCATTCAAGCTCTTCAACTAGATATGGCAAAGCCATCTAACAACGCAGTAGAGTTCATACTAACCTCTGTAAAATCGTGCAAAGACGCAACACAGGATGATGCACAGAAACTTCTTTGCGTAGAGACATTGCTCAAGAATGGTGATCAACTCTTCATGGATCAAAAAAATGGTGTAACACCGATTCAGTCGTGCATGAACTTGGGCCTGGTATGTATGGCTCCACCAACGCAAGCCCCAACTCAGGCACCTACTATGCCTCCAACAACTGCTCCTACTACCGCGCCAACAATGCCTCCACCTACACCTACGCAACCTTTGCCTCCTACATTTAATACCATGTCTCATGTAGCAACGTCAGTAGAATCTTCAGAGCCTGTTACAGAATCGATTCTGATTCCCGTCCTCGCTTCAGCGGGTGGCGCGATTGTCCTTTCTCTCTTTCTGTGGCGTTTCTGTAAGAAAACAGAACCTGCCCTATCCAGCGATGATGAATTCTATGCGATGCCTGATGTAGAGTATCCAAATCAGACATCGTAAATATTTACGTGTATTATCTATACATATTTTTATAGATGTTTATAAAATAACATTACGATTATTTCCATAAAACTCAGAATATGCATTAGGATATTTTTCAGGGTCTAATCCTTGACAATGAATCTGTATGCGATCTACGAGTCGCACTACTGGTATGATAATTGTACCTCCATAGAGGAGACCGTTACCAATAGAATACAAACATCTAGTAGAATATAATTCGTCCTTGATATCGGAGCGCATCTGTCTCGCAAATCCGTACATAAAGAGAGTGCCATAACATGCACCGACGATGCGATATGGCATTCTAATAGTAGAACCAATAATAAAATTTAGATCAAGATCTGACACGGTGGAATAAACTTCGTAATCCCTTTTACGTATTTAACAATTCCTTTCTTGATTACCGCAGAATCGCGTAATACAGCCATGACATTCGATCGGATTGTATCTGCCGACAATTTATGATGAGTCTTCAATAATTCTACCAATTCACGAACTTCGATCATATCGCCAGGCACACATACTTTCATGATCGATGAAACCCAGATCCGTTCTTTTTCCTCGCCGGATTCACGAAATACCCCTTCAGGCATCACAAACGGGGCAGCGATCTCTTGGACATTCCTTACTTTTTTCAAGATCCGATCAATGCGATCTTCTGATTCATCGATCAGATCGGCGGTCCATCGACCGATCTCGTCCAAATGAGCCCGATGCCGTTTCCAATCCGTCCTGCGCTTGGCAAGTTCCTCCACGGCCCGTTCCAATTCACGAACGATCTCCACACGATCAAATCCGTTGTTTTCTTCACGATGATACTCCCACCAGATTCGAAAGAGTCCTAGCAACATAGAAAAGACTTTGTGCTCGTCTTCGCCACAGAACTCTTCGAATCGATTAATGTAGATCATCATTTTATCACCATCGAATTCACATACCAATGGACCTGCCCCATTCTTTCCATGAATGTCCGTCGTGCGACTGATCATGACACCGACGTTTGACTGTGCATTCTCTTTCAAGTCGCGCAAGAACTTATCCACTTCTGATTTCGGAACCAGTGACGTATAATTCTTCAATTCCCACATAACAACACGTCCTTCTAAATCCATGGCAAAATCCATTTCGTGACCTGCACCTAGTCCTGTACTGCGAAGTCCGAATCCAGCACCAAGGCCATAGTATCGTCGCAGCCTCTCACCAAATTGTTCTTCGTAATCATTGCCTTTTGTCTTGACATTGGCGGCACGTTTTCCCATATTAGACGATAATTTGGCGATCTCCTCACTTTGTTTCGAAATACTTTCCTGCAATCTCGAATAGGCCGCCTCCATCTTTACGAGCTGTTGCTCTTTGGACGCCACAACTTTTCCCATCAACTCTTCGGTTCGATGAACGGCATCTTGAATATCGGCAGAACGTGATTCTTCAAGTACACGGCGACGAGCCTCAAGGGCTTCATATCGTGCAGTTAGAATATCATGTTCTTTTCGAAGAAGGCGTATGCTTTCTTCTGCATCTTTAGAACAGGATTCACGTTCAAGCCGCTGTGCCGCATTGATTTTCTCAAGAAGTTCGGTACTTGCAATGGTCCTTTCTTTCATAAGCGCATCAATATCTTGCGTCAGTTTATTCATGCGTTCTTGATATCCTGCTTGAATATGTTGAATCTCAGCATCTTTGGCCTCTGTTAGTCGTCGAATATCATCGTTGGCTCGTCGTGATTTCACAGATTGTTGAACGGTAGCGCCAATCAAAAGCGCCTCCTCGATTTCTTCTTCACTACCTTTGGTATACACGGCAGGAATTTCGAATTCATGTCGTACGTACAACGTAACTTTTTGTGGATTAGGAGACGCGACGGGCTTAAGTGTAGGAGAAGACCGATGACGCGTTTGCATACTACATAATTAGTGTTATACGGGTTTAAATACTTTGTAACAGTACATACATAATGCGTTTCTATATAGAATCAAAAACAGGTGATGGATCATGGTGTCCACTCGAAGTGTTACAATACTTTTCGTACGAAGAATCTAGTTACGAAGAATGCGATTATATCATTTCAACGTCTATTCCATTTAGTTGCACAGATCTAGGTATAATCCAGAAGGTAATGGACTCGTATCGATCGATCGATAAAAAAGTGATCGTCTTCTTTTTATCAGATTATAATCACGAGATCGATGTACCCCTCCATGTACTGCTTTTCCGATCAGGAATGTTTCGATCTCAGCAAAAACCAAATGAATTCCTTCTTCCTTATATATGGGTATTGCACGAATTAAAAGGGGAACACGCGTTTACACCATTAGAAAAGAGAGGTCGTTACCCGTTAGTAGGGTTTTGTGGATCGATCATTTCAGATCCATGTCGTATTCGTCACGTGGATCGATTAAGACAGTCGATTGCGATCAAGACGAAGTTTTTGTTACGAACCGCGTACTGGGCCGGTAAAAATGGAGATCAAACCGTGATCGACGAATTTAAAAAAAACGTTGAATCCACGTACTTTACCCTATGCAGTCGTGGTACAGGCAACTTTTCATCTCGGTTTTATCAAGTATTATATATGGGAAGAATTCCAATCGTAGTGAATACCGATATGGTACTGCCGTTGGAAGATCGAATCAATTGGAATGATGTAATCGTATGGTGTCAGACAGAAGAGGAACTGGTGAGTAAGACGAAAGAATGGTGGAATAAAGATATGGTTTCGGCACAAATCAAATGTAAGGAGATTTATGAGCAATATTTACAGCCGGCCAAATGGTGTGAGATTATTCAGAAGGAGATTTTGATTCCGAGGATTTGATGGTAGTAAACTTTGCACAGCCGGTTGCATGACGTAACGTTCGAAGGGTCTTTTTCTTCCAATCTGTGCCTACTGCCTTCTCAGACATGATATACATATCGCCTGCGTTCAAAGGAACAATAATGGGCTCTCCTAGAGGATCTCCTCGATGATACCATTGCCAGTACATCGGCATGGAAGAATATCCGATACGTACGCCAATTACTTTTCGGCGCTCCCCATCACCGTGGTAGCCGATACCACACTTTGTTGTATCGTAGTAGTAGTTGGATTCCACTTTCAATCCACTCGCCTTTGGTCCAAATCGTGCCTCAATCTGTTCTTTAAGGGAACTCATGAGAGGAACTTCATCATATCCTACTACCCGTCCTTTGCCCGCTTCATAATCGGGCTCGTGCCCCTTCTCGTCAAAACACAAATTCCAACGAGCATGTTTGTTCACAACTCGCCCATACATGACCGCTTTTTTATCATATACAAGAGATGTTTGTTCTTTGAAGAGATCAATCTGTTTTGAATTTCCTACTTGTGATAGGAGGGCATTCACGCCCTGTCGTATCACGAGTACATGTGCCAAGGGGAGAGGCTCAAGGGAGAGTTCTCCGCTAGAAAGACCGATGAGTTCGCATACTGCACCGAGACCTTCCATATGTGATTGAATGGCTTGGAGATCTGTAAGTTGAAAGCCACAGCCTTCTGCAACCATAGAACCGATTTGTTCCATACCGACGTGATTCTCTGCCATATCACCGAAGGTCAGCGTAATCAGTTCCTTTGGAGCAGCGACTTTTGGTTTAGACATGGTGGTATCACACCCAGTTGATAGGTATCGTTTCAATTTTTATTGATTTCATTAGATGGACGAGATTGATCGGTTCAGACAAAACTTTTTTGATACTGTCATTCAAATCGAAGAGAAGAAAGAACGAGAAGAAAAACATGCACAATCGATCTGTTATCATTCGTATACAATCATTGGAAACACATACTCAAAACTATATCAGCATCGTACGTGTGCAAAGTGCGGCCATTCGGCGGTTCGACATGTTAAAGTATGGAACGGTACAAAGGGTTGTATCATTGCGTAAAGAATACCAATGAAAATTAGTATCCGGTAAGTATAATGCTACAGTGGTTATTGGATCTTATCACGTCTTTCGTGACATTTGTCCTATCGCTGTTTGGTTTGAGTAAACACGTGGAAGAGGTTGCCCCTGTTATGGGCGGAGCCGTGGAGCAGGTTGAGTTATCGCCGCTAGAGAAACAGCCTCTTCTTCCAGAAAATGGCAATTCATCACAGCTCCCATAATTACAAAATAACTGGCTTCTCATGACCAACGCGCAGACGTGTATTGAGCATGATATCATAGCCTGCGTCTTCAATGTTCTTACAAAATGCCACATCTTCGCCACACATATCGACTAGTTCAAGTCCATCTTTGCCGCGAATACGCTGAAGTTCACGATTAAAATACGGGTAGTGAAGATCATCGAGTACCTCCTTTCGACAGGCAAAGAATCCTAGACCGGCGTAGGATACTTTCACAAATTCAGGATCGGAAAGGGGTTTGACATCTTTGTTCTGTTCTTGTGCCGCATTGCGCTCCTCGATCTCATTCATGTATTTTTTAATAGCCTCTTCGGTATCCTTTGGCTCGAGAAACTGGAAGGTGCCATTCTTAATAAAGTAGTCCTTGTTCCAATCTTTTACAACAGCAAATTGTTTATTATTACCCATCATATAATACCCAAATACGGCAGGGTGAAGGGTAGTTGACTCGATGAGTTCAATGAGTTGAGCTGGCGAAAAGACAACGTCCGAATCAATGCTGACAAATACATCATAGGCGTCGCCATTAAATGGCTTTTGATTCTTACCGCGGCGAACATCAAGGCCGAGTGTTTGCATTCGCGCAAAGGAAACAAAGGAGCTTTTTCCAGGACTGATAACGACTTCGTATCGATTGGAAGAAATAAGGGTATGAAGGGCGCGTGACCAGGAGAGAAGAAAGGCTTGGCTAAAATGATCGCCAGGAAGACCAATGATCACGCGTTTTTTTTGTGGCTCGATGACTTGATTTTCAGAAGCCATTGTCTATGTATAGAGAGTTATTATGCTTTATATTGATACTATACTGAGTGGATATAGTAGATGAGTATAAAATACCTTCTCATTGGAATAACAGGAGTATCCTATTCATATGGATATTGTCGAAGCTGGACACTCCCGTGGTGGAGTAGTCCATTTAAAAAAGAAGATAGGTTACTTCGTGCAATGTTTGCTACGACAATGGGAATTGGATATGTCATTCCTCCTTTTTGTGTTATGAAGTATGTTGATCTAGTGCGTAGAATCGATGATCAGAGACATTATCGTGCACGTTCGGGCGAACACTGGAAAGAATGGGGCTATGATCACCCTCGAGTATGGTAAAAACAAATTATATAAAATTGAAAGCATATGTATCAATCATCAACATCACCCGCCATGATCTTTTCCATTGGTATTCGACACACGCGCACTCGTCTCCTAGAGGGCCTGTGTGACATTCACCTGCATCGTCGCCACGAGGGGCTGACGCCAGATCAACTCCAAGAGATCATTACGATTTGTAATCAGCGCGTCCTTTCCACTCTTCCTGGCACGACAGAGTTGATTGATACATTGCGTGCCATTGCAGATGTGATTCGTCCAGGAAGTACGGTAGAGCTCGACCTCAATGTTCAGCATTATGGAACAAAAACGTTTGGTTCCGATGTTACCGAGGCTACACTGTATTTCTGTCGTCATGACAAACCATGGCCTGAGAATGGATTCGATTATGCTCCAGAGGAAGGGGTCAATACCTATATGCTGAGAGATTTCCTCTTTGGAGATGCCCCCTATTCTTTCACCATTGGTATGATAAACAAAAAGTGGGGCGCAGATGTGTGCGACGTGATCATACCGCGCGACACGATTCAACAACTCGATTGCTGGAAGATGATCGAGTTGCTGGAAGATGAGTTGGTGCAGTATGGTCCAGAGGAGGTGGATATCGATACGCTGATGGAGTATCTTCAGAAGATTACAGGTGGAACGGTTACACGTGAGCCATTGGGAGACGATGAGTTTGGTTGGGGCATGGGTGATAAGATTGGCCTTCTCTTTATTCGCGGCACGGGTCCGACGTATAGAGAGTTAGAGTACACAGGAAATATAACGGCACTGAAAGAGTTCTTGATGGAGTAATAACGGTACGTGGTTTATTTTTTATGATTCTAGAAAATTGACACGCATCATGAATAAATAGAAAAGGTATTCATGAGTCGTAAAAAGAAGAGAGAGAGTGAGAAGTTACTCGAAATTGGGCGAGAGTACATCAAGGACGACTCTGTTCCAGTACCTCGTCGCATAAACAATTGGCGAATATTCTTGAGAGAATACCGTAAAGAGAAAGAAAAAATAGAGATGGAACAGTTCCAAGAGATCAATGGATTTGCGGCGACAGATGATGATGCGAAACGGAAGTTAATTAACGAGCTCTTCTGCGAGATTATGCAGCGATATCCGAAAGACGATGATGAACGAAACGAGTATACGTATGTGCGAAACAAGAATGGAATGATGAAGATTGGTTGGAGACCGTTAATATAAAAAGAAAAATGGTTATTTTTCTTTTATGCTACGATGTAAAGTTAGACCGAGACTTCACAAAGGCGAAAGAGCTTTTCGAGCATAATTCGCTTTTCTTGGGCTTTCGCTTGAACCATGGAATCGATATTGATCGTTGTTTCGTTTTCCGCCGCTAGTCGCAAGTGATAGACATTCACAACTTCAGTTTGACCCATACGAACGGCACGTGCAATGGCTTGGTCCATTAGCGCGGCGGTCCACCAGGGGCTCATGAAGATGATGCGGTCATATTCTTGAAGATTGAGACCCACGCCGCCGGCGTGGAGTTGCAGCAACATTACCGTTGTCTTTTTTGTTTCTTTTGATTTTGCCAACACCGCGGTGCGCTCAGCTTGATTTAATCCGCCATGGTACAACAAGATATGATCGTCTTGTACCAGGGCTTGTTCTAATAGGAATTCACGAAGGAGAGCCATTTCTTCGATGAACTGACAGAAGATAATATACTTATGTACCTTATCTTTCGTGTCCTCTTGGATAATCGTTTGAATGCGTGACATCTTAGTACTAGCAATTTTCCAGTTTGGTCGTGCATACGTGGGGTCTTCGCGGCGCTTCGCGTTGATATATACTTGAGGGTGAACGGAAATCTGTCGAAGACGAAGCAAGAGTTTGAAGGTCTCAAACGGACTGAGCAGTTCCTTCGAATACTTCGTCGCCATTGACTCGGTGGCACCCTGCACGCCGTGGTAGAACTCCTCCTCTTCTTCTGTGGTAAAGGATAGAACATCTTCGTGGATTTTGGGAACGGGTGGCGCACCCTTAATAATATTGCGCAGAGAATCAAGGGAACGGTGAAGGACAAATTGAGGCAGAAGCGGATTCAGTCGAATGTCCCAAGACCATGCAGGTGAGCAAGGAACACCGATGAAGGCAAACAGGCTGACAATGTCTTTCAAGGAATTGACCAGCGGTGTTCCTGTGACGGCCCAACGAATGGGTGCTACGATTTTCCGTGCAGCCACAGCGACTTGACCATTTCCATTACGAATCTTGTGTGCTTCATCGAGCACGACACGATCCCATGAACGAGAGAACAAGGACGGCTTCGTATGCATCTTCTCATAGTTGCTGATATATACATTAGGGCGCATCTTCATGAAGTGACGTGGAATGGAGCCGCTGCCTTCTCGCTTCTCCCACGATCCTTTTACCACCTCGTAAACCGCCATGCCAGCTTTCTGACACACTTCTGCCCATGTCTGAATCATCGCCAGGGGCGCAATCAAGAGGGTTTGTTTCTTGATATGGTTGGCAATGGTAGCCGTGATTTGAATGGTCTTGCCTAGGCCCATGTCATCGCATTGGAAACCGCCGTATACGCGAACCTTCTCTTTTCCGTCAAGGGTGGGCGCTTCGGTGCCTACCTTCTCTTTCTCTAGCATCCATCGGATACCGACTTCCTGGTGAGGAAAGTAAGAGAAGCCCTTCCAAAGAGGAATCAGCGTGGAAGACATGGATTAGTTTGATTAGAAAAAAAGCCGCCGCTTAGTTCAATTTTTATTTAGGATATAGGCGATTACTTAGCCGTCCATCCAGTATACATCAGGGTGATAAAGAGGAATAGTAGCTACAGGAGGCACAGGATTAGCTGGAATATCGCCCTCATAAGGCATAAGACAGCATAGACCAGGTACCGCCCGTGTAATCCATTGTTCTATCGTGTAGAAATGGCAGTTAAAGAGAGACTTTGTAGCATGTCCTATATTGACAGTATATTCAGGTATCAGTTCGACAATCGAGTAGTCGGACCAATTCAGATGGATAAACGATTGCTGACAAATCGTTTGCTTGTGAGGTGTATCATATAGATTTCCAAGGTAATGGTGATGTACGACATGACCTTGCAAGTAATCATGCAAGGTGCTGCGATGAAAGGCTTGAAATTGCTCACCGACTCGCACTAAGACATGATACGTCGATGCATTCAAGAAATCGGCACAATCCACTTCTTCATAGGCAAAGAGATCAAATGCGGTTTGGCCGCGAAGTTCTTCTGCACGAGTACGCGGATCACGGTGACCGATAGCTGGACAGGGTCGTTCTAGGATCTGAAAGCCGCGCTCCAAGTACTTCTCCATTCGCTGAAATTCTCGTTCGTTCAGTTCACCTGAAACAGTGTGATACATTAATTTGCGGAGTGTCTCATTGGGCCAGGCAGTTTCAAAGAGCCCATCAAGAGCGTTCCACCATGTCATGCATACGCTTAGATCGAAATTCTCGCATACATATTGGCGCAAGTCCTGTTCTTTTAGGAAAATCAGTTGGACTGTTTTTCCATCTTTAACAAAGGAAAGAATCTTGGTGATGGAATGAAGTTCACGATAGTCGTTATTGGGCGCCGTTGCCTCGTGTTTGGCTGCTAAGTAGTAGTTGTTTTGAACCATGAGGGTGGTGAAGAGCGACTCGTTTCCATGCTGTATACGGTCTCCATGCAAGGCTACCAAATGTGGGGTATATTCAATCCAGATGTCTAGGTCGCTTGGTACAAATCCTGGTTCTACACCATTCTGTTGGAGGTAGAGGGACAAAGCAGCACTGCCTGCAACCAATGAATTGGTAGTTTGAAGGAGCACCTGAAAGTCAGGGAATGGAATACCATAGGATCGAATGAAGGACTCCATGGAGTTACCATAAGAAAAAGCCGCCGCATTTTTCAATTTTATTGTTTCTTCATGCTACAATTAGTCACGAGGCATCAGTGATACTCCTGTACTGGGATAACGAGTCACAACATGAACCCATTGGTGACCACCGTTGTGTGGCTGGGCAACACGCTCGATCCAGCCCTCATAGATAAAATCATCGTGTGTCTCGGCCCAGACGAGGAACGATGCGTAATTGGGCGCATCGATGTGAGCATCTTCTGCCGCCCACCACTCGGATAAATCATAATGAGGAATGTCCCAGAACTCGTCATTGAGGTAGTACATCTTCATAATGACGGAAATGGTGCGGTCACATGGTTCGGGTCGATTGCGGTGACGAGTCATCACGGTTTTGTAGTTTTTCTTCTCGGTTTGTTTGTTAGTTTGTTCAAAGAAATCCTCAAAGGATAACTGGCCTGACTGAACTTGTTGTGCCTTCATGATCGTGACAAGAAGGGAAAGTAGCAGGTTAGGATTATCACATTGTGCGGCGATTTTTGCCTCTTCTTTCTTCTCCTCAATCAGCGTCTGTATCTTGGATTGAAATTCAGGATCGGATAGGTAAGACATGGATACAGTATACCATTAAAAAAGAACCGCCGTCTTTTTCAATTTTTATTTTATTTGTTTGAATGGTTATGGGTGTTTTACAAGAAGGGAAAGTGAGTGGCCTCGCCGCGGACCAGTGATGCGCCTGCCGATGTGGGGTGACCACGAAAGATGGTACCGTCGGTCAAGTTCAGGTCTTGACTGCGTGCCGAATACACTACCATGGACTTCATGATTTGTTTCTTGCTCTCCTTGACATAGAAGAGTTTGTTGCGGTAATTGATGAAGATGTCGACATGTGCGTGATGCGAGAAGACCAGGTGAGAGGCTTCCGTCGTGTCCAGAACCACTTCTGTGGTATCCATCAAGAACAAGTGACGGCCGAGCCAGGTCGCTGGAAGCTGCCACTTTTCAATGTGCTCTGCCTCAATCTCCATGAACTGTCCGTTGGAATCAATGATGCTCAGGAGATTCGTATCCTTTTGTTGCAGACTCTGTTCGCCGTGGTCGTAGTACATGGAAATCAACTCGGGTTGCGTCTGCATGTAGTATACGAAGGAGTTCGTCATATCAAATGCCTCTTGGAGTTTATGCTGGACAGGCTTGCGGGCAATCTCGTGGAGATACTCGCGAAGACAGCGGTCCTTATAGGTGACGTCCACCCAGCGGTCCACACGGTCGATGGAATGAAGCCACTCAGGAACCGTCTCATTCGGGTAGAAGTGACGGTAGGTCTGAAGGGCAGCGCAGCAGTCGGTGTGAATGGGATTATTCTCTGCAGGCCATTGCTCCATCGCAGTAGCATGATGGTCGATGCACTGAATGGAGCGAGCGCCAGCCTCCATCCACTCCTCGCGAACATGGGCTGGAACAGATACGTCTAGGAGCCAGACGTCCGTGCCTTCCATTTCCTCCGCAGCAGGCCAGGTGTTCGGCTGAGACGGGGCAATCGGAAACATGTTAATGAGTCCGTGCTCTTGGAGGTTGCAATAGGCAAAGTACGCCGCAAACCAGCCATCAATGCAGTTGCCGTGGAAGAGAATCGTGGTTTGGAGATATTTTGACATTATGGAAGTTGTTTGATTTCTGTGTTGGAGGTCAGGCCTTCAATTTTTTATCTGAGTGTTGTATGTGATAGATCAGTTTCAAGAGCTCAATGGAGTCGTTCTTTTCCATGAGTTCTCGAAATTGTGGAAGGAGGTGCTGGACATCGGGTAGATCTTTTATTTGGTTGTAGGTTGTCATGTAATATGTTCTTCTTCTTTTCAGAAGGACAGCATACTCATTATCAATCAGTTGATAGAATTTTGTAATGGAATTCGAGATAACCATGAAGACTGATGTATATCAATCGTTTAAATGCACACAACATCAATTTTTCAAAAAAATAGGACAACTGTCCCTTACTTTTATAGAGTTTTCTTTAAGGAAGACATGACGTATGAACGGGATCTAATTCAGAGTGTTGTATTTGGTTACACCAGTTTTAGTTTCAGCGCATGAAACACCTCTTCAATCTTGTCTGCGTAACGCAGGACGGTCTGTGCCTCCACAAACTCCGCAATTTGAAACTCAGTCATATGGCGTGGGTGAACAGCCTCTTTCAAGACACGAGCGGCAGTCTTCTTGTGTGGCTCAAGTTCACGACGAAGTTGAGGAATTTTTTCACTCACCAAGGATTTGAAGGCGCAGGACTGCAGAATTGCGGTGTGATGAAGCATATAGGTGAACATATCAAGAAGATGCGGTAATTTTACAACGATACCGTGTTCTTCAAGCGCGGCGATGGTCCCTAATTTTAGTTGTAGATAGGACCTGATTTGGGATATGTTGTTGCAGTCTGGACAGGTGTGGACCGCTGATTGGACGTGGGGTGTCGCGTTTACTTGTGCAACAGCCGACTGGACCACGTTCGTTTGGGCCACGTTCGTTTGGGCCACGTTCGTTTGGACCACGTTCGTTTGGGCCACGTTCGTTTGGGCCACGTTCGTTTGGGCCACGTTCGTTTGGACCACGTTCGTTTGGGCCACGTTCGTTTGAGCCATGTTCG